GAGTGCGCCTACGTGGGTCCCGGCACTCCGCTGATCCTCTACCGCCAAGAGGAGGATTGATGCCGCGGCGGATCCCGGGACGAGATGAGGGCAACGTCAACTATCCGCTGCCCGCAGACTACGACTCCCTGACCGAGGCCGGTCAGCGCGAGGCCAGGGTGAACGCCTGCCGGCAGTGGCTGATTCCGGAGGAAGATCCGATCGACCGCGGGAACCACCTCGTGGCATCCGTCTGGTTCTTCGACCACTACTACCTGTGGCCGGACGAGGAGGCGGACGTCAACCCGCTGTTCTACGACGACACGCCGCTCGAGACCCCCGAGTTCCACTGGGTGCTGCTGCGGCAGTGGGCCTCCTACCGCCTGACGGCGGCGGTCGCCCCCCGCGGATCGGCGAAGTCGTACCTCAACTGCAAGGACATGCTGCTCCGCATGATCACGCGGCCGGCGTACTCCTTCGTGTACGCGACCTCCACGCACCCGAACGCCCGCGAGGTCGGCGAGCGCATCAAGCGCCAGCTGATCCACAACCAGCGGCTCCACGACGACTTCGCGCCCGAGTTCGACGGCCGCATCGTCCCGCGACGCGGAGAGGGTTCGTTCAGCACGGAGCACATGATCCTCAACAACGGATCGTGGCTCCGGCTCCTGAGCGCGTCGTCGAAGCAGCGCGGCGGCCGTCCGCGCCGGTACAGGCTGGACGATCCCGAGTACGACCCGAAGGCGACGACGCCGATGTCGGTGCTCCGCGCCTACATGGACGAGCTTCTCTTCAAGATCGTGATCCCGATGGTCACGCGCCCGGACACGGGCGTCGACTGGGTCGGCACGTTCGTGTCGAAGCGCCACTACCTGTGGCACGCGATGCAGCTGGAGGAGACTCCGGACGGACCTCGGGCGAAGGACCCCCGCTTCAACCGCTGGTCCCGCCTGGTGATCCCGGCGGCGATCGAGGAGAACGGGGTGCTGTCGTCGTGCTGGCCGGAGATGTGGCCGACCACGAGGGCCGAGCGCATGCAGCTCGCGGCCACCCGTCCGCGGTTCAAGGACGCGCTGTCGCTGGAGGAGATCCGGGAGACGATCGGCACGGCCAACTTCAACTCGGAGTACCTGGCCAATCCCGGCGACGGAGGCTCGTCCTTCTTCGGCGAGCTCGACGAGGTCGCGCACGGCTGGACCCTCGAGGACATCGACGAGAACATCGGCCGGCCCCTGACGTCCGGCGCCTCCATCGTGTGGTACGAGAAGCGCAACGACCAGGTGGAGCGCATGAAGATGCCGATCGCGGACTTCCTGACGAAGTACGCCCGGCTCTTTATGACGGCCGACACCTCGCACACGACCGGCACGGACTCCGACTTCAAGGTGTGCTGCCTGATGGCGGTGACGCCTCAGAACGACCTGTTCGTCCTGGATCTCTGGGCCCGGCAGGGCCAGGAGTCCGAGCTCGTGAAGGCCTGCTTCGAGCTCGCCGACCGGTGGCGGTGCCCGACGATCCACCCCGAGGCGGTGCGCCAGGGCGTCTCGCTCTACAACGCGCTGAACTCCATCGTGTCCACCCGGGCCCGGGACATGGCCGGCGTGGAGCACCTTCCCAAGATCGTCAAGCTGAACCCGGGCATGGCGGAGAAGCAGGACAAGATCGCCGGCCTGCAGTTCAGGTTCGAGCACGGCAAGATCAAGCTGCCCCTGTGGCGCCGGGACCAGCTGCCCTGGCGCCACCTCTTCGACCAGATCGAGTCCTTCAACCCGGAGGCCCAGGACGGCGGCCTGGAGAAGGACGACTGCATCGACGCGGTCGCCATGTCGCAGTTCATCCTGAAGGGCCGGCTCTCGCGCGCGCCCGGGGCCGTCGCCGACAAGACCCTGTTCGAGCGCCTGCGGGACGGGGAGTTCATCGAGAACGGCCACCACGTCGGGGAGGGACTCGACCTCTCGATGCTGTCGGCCAGCCAAGTCAACGAGATCCTGGATGCAAGAACGCCTTCTGCCAAGCCAACCTCAAAGACCCGCCTCTGAGGTCAAGATCCCCCTGCGCCTGTTCGAGGCCATGTGCCGGTGGTACTTCGGCGGTTCCGTGGAGAAGGAGCCCCCACTGGAAGACCCTCTCGGCCAGACGGTGGCGGTCTCCGACACGTGGTTCGGGGTGCTCGCCTTGTCCTACTACGGCAACGGCCCGCGACATTCCTCCGTGGCCACCAGTGGGGGTCCCTCGATTCAGACCGACACTCCCTCCCGGGAGGAAGTCGTGAAGTATGCTCCGGTGAAGAACTTGCAGCAGATGATCCCCGGCGGGTTCGCTGCGCGGAAGGCCCAGGCTCAACATGGCAAACGACCCGATCAAGCTGACCAAGGATCCGATGGCGCTGGCCCGGATCATCGACGAGCACTGCGAACGGGAGATGTCCCGCCTGTCGTACCGCCGGGCGACCTGGCTGGTGGCCCTGTACTACATGATGGGGGCCCGGCAGTTTGACGTGTTCGACCCGGACAGCGGCATGGTCCGCTACTCGTACCTCGACGACGAGGAGCGCCTGGACTTCCAGTCCAGCGAGCTGATGAGCGCGGTCGACAAGATCTCGGGCCGGCTCAGCAGCCTGGACTACCGTCCGCTGGTGCAGCGGGTCGGTTCGTCCCTGAGCTCGATCCGGCAGCGGTCGATCGCCCAGATCATGCTGGACCAGGTGGTCTCCGAGCACCAGCTGCAGCGGGTGGTGCCCCAGTTCAACCACATCTTCGCGCTCCTGGGCTCCTGCGGGATCACCGGGCACATCGTGAACCACGCCACCATCGGCCTGACCGCCGACCTGGAGGTGGTGCATCCGATGGAGCTGTTCCCGTTCCCGAGCCTCAACCAGGACTACACCAAGCAGCGCGGGCTCCTGCGCCAGCGCATGGTGTCGATGGACTTCCTGAAGGACGTCTTCGGCCCCAAGGTGACCCGGAACAAGGACCGGATGGAGTTCTACACCTTGAAGCCTGGGGAGGTCTTCGAGCAGAAGTACGAGAACGAGTACTCGCTCGGGACCAACGTGACCTACTCGGACTACAAGTCGGTGGCCCACGATCCGGAGTCCGACTCGATCCAGGTGGTGCGGGTCCGCGAGCTGTGGCTCAAGGGCCCCCGCGACACGGTTTCCCGCTACGTGGTGACGAGCGGCGAGTACGTGATCCACGACGAGGACCTGGAGGGCCGCGAGGTCTACTGCCCCATCGGGTTCTCGCGGTTCATGGAGAACGGCACGTTCCACGGCGCCGGCTGCTTCGACCTGCTGTTCCCGCTGTGCCGCGAGGCCGAGCGGCTTCAGAAGGCGCTGTTCCGGAACATCCGGGACATGGACCGGTACGGCGTGCTGGTGCTCCCGCACGGTTCGTTCAACGCGAACACCATGCTGCGCGACGTCGGCCAGGGCCTGCGGGTGTTCCCGTGGGAGCCGGACCCGATCAGCGAGGGGTTCCGTCCGTTCAACATCACGCCGTTCAACTCGGGCGACGTGCCGGGCCGCGTGTCCCAGTTCGCGATCCAGCAGATCGACCGCATCAATCCGATCCGGGACCTGATCGCCGAGAAGGGCCGGGTCGACTCGGCGACGGGCCTGCAGTTCCTCGACGAGCAGGTGAACCGCGCGATGAACACGCCGACGGCCGGAGTGCAGCAGGCCTGGGGCGACTGCTACCGGAGCATCCTGGCCGGCACCGTGCGGGAGATCGTGTTCAGCCCGCGGACCTTCACGGTGGACCAGCTCACGCTGGACCTCGCCGGCGTGGTCGTCGACCCGGAGACGATGGCGGTCAGCTTCGAGTCGAATCCGCTGCCGTCGCTGTCCCAGCTGTCGTTCAAGATCAAGGACATCAATCCGCGGAGCAAGGTCGCCCGCAAGCAGGAGGCCCTGCAGCTCCAGCAGCAGTTCCAGATCGACGTCGACTCGTTCCTGCTGTTCGCCCTGAAGGAGGGCCTGGACTTCGCGATGTGGACCGACGAGCACCAGTCGGCCTACGAGTCGGTGGTCCGCAACTGCCTGCTCCTGTACGGCGACGGCAAGACCCCGGGCCAGGTGATCCTGACTCCCCAGACCGTGAAGCCCGAGTTCCAGATGCGGGTGCTGCTCGCGTTCATGGCCAGCCCGACGATGAGCGTGGCCACGGCCGAAGTGCAGGACGCCTTCATCGGGTATCATAAGACCCTTACCAGCTTTATGGGTCTGGTACTCCCCAATGCTCTTCCTAACCCTGACGATATGGCTATGCTCTCGCAGCTGGATCAACAGCTCAGCCAGCTCCAAGGCCCGGCGGCCGCGGGGCAGGCCGGACCTCAAATCCCCCAGCAGGTGATGTAAATGTCGCAGATCGACCTCGGAAGCAAGATCACGCTCGACGATGGAACCGAGATCTCCGTCGCCGACCTCGTGCAGAGCCACAAGGACCTGAAGGACGCGGTGGCGGCGAACGACCTGCTCCAGCAGGATCTTTCCAACGTCGGCAAGCTGTTCCGCGGGGACGTCCCGCAGGACGAGCGGACCGAGGCCATGCAGAACATCCTGACGCAGCTCGGCTATTCCGACGAGCAGATCAGCGCCTACATCGGCGCCATCTCGAACCAGCCGGCCGAGGCCGATCCGGACGAGGAAGAGGACGAAGTCGAGGAGATCGATCTTCCGGACCTACCGGAGGACGGAGATGACATCGAAGACGAGGCCCCCGAGACCAGTGGGGGTTCCAAGGAGCGAACAATGAGCGACGAGCAGGAAAGGGTCCTTCGGCAGGAGCTGGAGGCCCAGCGGGCGGAGCTTCACAAGATGCGGGTCCGCGAGCTGCGGGAGCGTCTTGACTCCGAACTCAATCGCGTGATTGAAAGGAACCCGGAGATCCAGAAGCTTCTCACGGCGTCCCG